GGTCTTTACCTCTGCGGAGGGGGCAACCTTGGCGAGCCGTTCCTGCTCCTCCATGAAGGCCTCCTCGTCGGTAGTCAGGATCTTCTGGTCGGAGCCGTTCATGGCGGCATAGGCGGCGTTCAGCCAGATGGCTTGGCACTCGGGCATCTCCCAGGCGCGCTTCTCTTCGACGCCGTTCTTGATTAATGAGGCGACCACCATCAGCGGCCACGGTATGCCAGCGTCTCCGGCCGAGCTGCTGTTCTTCTTGTTGGACTCCCAGAACTTCGGCCATGCCTCGACGTGGGCGTAGTCCTGGAACCGTTCGCATTCGGTCAGGAACTTGCCCGGGCGTTCGGCCAAGGATTTGACCAACTTGACCTCGGCGTTCGTCAGCTCGCCGATCGGTTCCTCGGCGCATATCTTGACGGCCGTCAGGAGTTCAAGCGGCGTGGGCAGTCGGCCAGACTCGGTCACGAACGGCGAGTCGATGGCCATCAGGCGCACGCGGTATTTGAGACACCATGGATAAACAGGACGACCAAGGCAAATCACCTTGGCCGGGTCCGTGAAAGCGCGCAGGAATCTTCCGTCCACGCCTTGAGTCTACCCCACTCGGGGCGGTGTCAATTACGCGTAGGAAATACCTTCGTAGTCGACAGCCTCGACGGAGACGGAGCAGAAACCCTTGTTCACGGATTTCTCGTCAACCTTGACCACCACGCCCACGAAGCTGGAACTAGCGGTTCCGGCATTGTAGGACGAGGCGGTGTTAGTCGTGAAGGTCAGCGTAGAGCCGAGCACGGGAACGCTTCCCGACTTGCAGATGCCGTCCACCGAGAGGGTCGTCTTGCGATCGTCCAGGCGGTGGGTGACGGTGATGCCGGCCTCGTTCTGGACGGTGTCTTCGTTGTTGAAGCCGGCCGAGACGGAGAAGGACTGCACGAATAAATTAGCAATGGTTCCCGTGCCGATGCTATAAATGCAGGAAGTGCCGTTGAGGATTGCAGCCATGGTCTTTGAAACTGCGAAGGAGGGCAACCCTTACGGGGTCGGGTTCACGACCACGGGGACGGTGTAGCTTAGGACCGTCGCCCAGGAGCGCTCGTCTCGGCCTTCGTCTTCGGAGTCGGGAATGACGTCATAGCAGAGCGCCGAACCGTCGGCGACGAAGGCGGCCTTGACCGCGGAGACGTTGGACATCGCCCCGGCGATCGCGGCGCAGCGGGCACGGTGGTCGGCCAGGGTGGTGTCGTCGGCGTTCGAGAACAGGGTCACGCGGACGGAGCACATATAGTTTCCAGCGCCCTCGGGGAGTTCGGGGGGCGTGCGGGCGGCATCGCAAAGGACGACGCACTTCGGCAGGACGTTGATCTCTGCGGAGTCGCCCGTGTAGACGGCCACGCCGGCAAGGCCGGACTCGGCGGTCAGGAAGGTGTCGAGGACGGCCTCGACGATGTGGCGGGGGGAGATGGTTCCGGGCATGGTTATTTGAGTCCGTGTTTTTTGTTAAAGTTGTCGGTGTGGTGCTTCAGCATGATCGCCATCATTTCGGGCATCTGCTTGACGCGGTTGCCGTAGACGAGGTTCTTCACGTCCGCGGAGGTTGCAATCCCGTCCGTATCGCCCTTGCGGTTCCCGATGGTCAGGTCCAGGATGAGCTCGCCGACCGTGCGGCGGTTCATCGCGACGATGCCGTCCGAGTTTGAATGACGCTTGATCCAGAGAGGAATCTGGGAACGGCCTGCATTGGCTCGAGACTTCGGTCCGCTGAGGCCCTTGGGCTTGGGGAGTTTGGCCAGGGTATCGACCCAGCCTGCCTTGATGCGTCCGACCGACTGCTGGCGCATCTTGATGTATTGCTTCAGGACTGCGTCCTTGGCCTCGACGCGCTGCCAGAACTCGATGCCCGGCCCGCCGTTCTTGCGGATGCGTCCGCCGAACCTCTTCAGCGCGGCCATGTGGACCTGCTTCACGCCTTCCACGCTCTCGATGACGGAACGGTTCAGGGCATTGCCTGCTTCCTCCTGGCCGATGCGGTTGAAGTAGTTCTTCAGCTTGCGGAAAGACCTGACCGTCCCGAAGCCGTTGTCGAACATCCGGGCGTATAGGGCGTTGCCCGAGAAAAGGTCGGTGTTGTCCCCTGCCAGTTTCCAGAACTTGGCGGGGTTGTTCATGAACGCAGCCGAACCTAGTTTGCGGAACAGGCGACCGCGGCGACCGTTGAGGGAGCCGGAACGCTGGCCGACCACGACCGAGTGGACGTCGCCCTTGATGGCCGCGTTGCCGATCATGCGGGCGTCGTCGCTCATGCCCTGGCCGCCGGTCTTGACGATGGGCGGGGTGAAAATCATGGAGTCTCGGCACATGAGCGCGGCCTGCTCCAGGAAGACGTCGGTCAGGCCGTCGTTCGTCCCCATGACGAAACGGTTGATTGCGGCCATGAACTCCTCACGGCTCTTCGGGACAATCTTGGCGTCTAGGCTCACTGGTTGTCGTCAATGACGATTAGCGTGATCCAAGCCGAAAGGGTCTTGTAAGTCTGGCTAGTGATGCGGACGACCTTGCCGCCGACCGTCAGTTTCTTGCCGATGCCCAGGGCGGGGATGGGGACGCCTCCCGATAGGACGGCCGCCGATGCCCCATTAGACCCGTCTGGCTTCGTCCAGGAGGCCGTTACAGCGGGAAGGCGGACGGTATACTGGGTTCGCTCACAATAGCCCCCTGCCTCAAGGACGGTCGTGTAGGCCGGTTCCGAGATAAGGGCCGAGAAGGTCACGGTCGAGCCGGCCGTCGCGCAGGGGATACCGTAGTCGGTCGTGATCTCCTTCGCGTCGTTCAAAAACTCTTGACCGTATAGGCTCATACTTCTGCGGAGGTGGGCAAAAAAAAGACCCCCGTTTCCGGGGGCCTTCATCGGGGGGCTTTAAGCCCCGGCGATTACGGGTTGTAGACCGAGGCGATCGTGCCCGAGGTCACGGCCTTCGACGCACCGAACATCAGTTCAGCCGAGGCGACGAGGGAGCGGGTGCTCTTATCGGCCCAGACGTTGTAGTAGATGTTCAGGCCGAGGGACTCGACCGGGACGACTTCCGAGACGAGCATACCGTCGCGGACGTGGTCGAGGGAAGGAGCGGCAGCGGCCATCGCGAGGGCTTCAGGAGCGCAGGCGAAGCCGGCGAGCTTGGCCTCGGACGGGAAGGAGGAGGCGTAGTAGACGCCGCCGTCGAAACCATAAGCACCTTCAGCGAGGGGCAGGGAGGTCGTGCTGGTCGGGATGAGCTGGGAGTAGATGCCCGGGTTCACGATCAGCGCCTTGCGGCCAGCCTTGGAGACGCCGGCCCAGAGGGCGCGGAGGTTGGCGGAGCCAGGGGTGACGGACGAGTCAGCGCCGGTGACGGTCGCGGCGCCGAAGTTGGCGACGGTGATCGGGGCGGTGGCGGCGGCCCAGATGGAGTCGGCCAGCTTGTCGAGGTTGATCTTCACCAGGCGCTCGAGGCGGATGGCGTTCTGGATGTCAGAATACGCGAGGCCGAAGGGCTGGTAGAGGTGGTTGAGGGTGACGGCCGTGGCGCCGAGGGTGCTGTCGCCGATGCTGTTGAAGGCGGTCGGGTTGGTCAGCGTGGCGGAGCCGGCGGAGGCGATGGCGACCTGGACGACGTCCTTCGGGCGCTTCACGTCCGAGGAGAAGTCGGTGGCGAAGTGCGAGAGGGCGGCGAGGCGGTTCGCGAGGATGGTCTGGGTCTGAGCGGCGAGCGTGTCGACGATCAGCTGGGCAGCAATGGTGTTGGGCATATTAGTTTATCGGGTGAGAGTTAGGGGGGAAATTAGGCGGACTTGAAGATGGCGGCGCGGTTCTTCTTGAGGAACGCGAGACGCTCGGGGCCGGCAGGCATCGCGGCATACTGCTCGGCGATTTCCTTGTCGGTGGCACGGACCGGGCTGTCGCCCTGGGGAAGGTCAACGGCGGCGACGCCTACCTTGGCCACGATGGCCGCGGCTTCGGCGGAGGCGCTGACCTGGACGGCCGAGAGTTCGGCGACCTTGGCGGTCAGTTCTTCGACCTGCTTGGCGGAAGCGGCGAGGAGGCCTTCCAGCTCGACGAGCTTGGCGTCCTTGGCGGCGGCCTCGACCTTGAGGGCTTCGGCTTCCGAGGAAGCGCCGACGGTCAGCTTCTCCACGGTGGCGCGGAGATCGTCACGTTCAGCGGAGGCGGAAGCGACGAGGGCTTCGGCGGCGGCGAGTTTTTCTTCGATGGTCATGGTCTTAAAAGTTGCGGAGACGGGCAACTTGGCGGACGCCGAACGGTCGTCGCCGTTGTCATCGTCGTCACCGTTGTCGTCGTCTTCGTCCTCGCGATCGAGGCGGGCGGCTTCCTCTTCGGCCCACTTGGCCGTCCGCATGATGTCGCCGGAGGTCGGTCCACCCCAGAGCGCCCAGGCTACGGCTCCCGCACCGGGGAAGTCCTCGCCGTCAGGCTTGTTGTTCGGGGCTTCCATGTCGCGCTCGTGGCGACGGAACCAAGGACCAATGCGGCGAACCTTGTCGTCCGAGACTTCGCCGGCCGCCATCTCGCGGGCTTCGCGGAGAGTCTGGTCGGTCACGCCGTCGCCGGACTTGCCCTGGGCGTGCCAGTCAAGGCCACGCTGGGCGGCTTCGGCGACGTAGTCGGGAACGGTGACGGACATCAGAAAGAGGCGAGGGCTTCGCGGAAGTTCTGGACTAGGCCCGTTGCCATGCCCTTCGCGGCGGCTTCACGGCCGGAGAAGACCTGACCTTCCATGTCGGCGTCCTGGACGTAGCGGCGCTTGTTGCGGACCGCGGCACGGAACTCGTCACGGGTGGATTCGACGGAGGCCTGAAGGTAGGCACGCTGGTCGTCGGTCAGGGCGATGCCCTCCGCGCCGGCGGCCTTGTGGATGCCAGCGGCGATGACCTCAAACTTGATGCCCTGGGCGGCGTAATACTCTTCGAGATTCGCGGCGACGAGATACACGCCCACGCTCCCGATCTGGGAGGACGGCGTGACGACGAACTCGTCCGCCTGCGAGGCGACCCATAGACCGGCGCTCGCGGCCATGTTGTCGGCGAAGGCGCGGGTCGGCTTCGGGAAGTTGGCCACCTTGGCAGCCAGTTCAGGGACGCCCGTCACCGTGCCGCCAGGGGAGTTGACGAAGAGGAGCACCTTCTCGACGGCGGGGTTCTCCGCGGCTTCATCCAGCCAGCCGGACACCACGTCAACGTCGGCCGCGCCCATCATTCGCTCCATGGGGCTGAGGCCTTTGCCGATGGGGCCGGAGAGCGGGATGACCGCAACGTTGCCGGCGACGTAAGGCTTGGGCGATTCGCCGAAGAGCTGCGCGATCATGTCGCCGAGGCCTGCTGCCTTGGACGCTTCGACATACTCCTTCGCCCGCACGGGGTTGATGAGGAGAGGCTCTAGGCCGCGGAGGCCCTGGGAAAGAAAACGCACGGGTGTTATGGGTTAGAGGGAGGAGGGGTTCCCGCCGGCTGGCTCTGTTCGGGCGTGACCGGGTTCGGGTAAGTCTGAGAGATGCTTCCGTAAGGCAGGCCGAGTTCCTGCTCCTTGCGGCGGATGTAGGCGAGTTCCTGGGCGATGCTGTCGATCTGCTTGTAGAACTCCGTCCCGTGGGTCTTGTAGTATTCGGCGCGGGAAAGGAGACCCATCTTGATGTCCTCGCGGTCGCTCTGCGCTTCGCGTCCGGCGTCCACGGTGAGGGAAGGCGGGGTGATTACCGAGCACTTGAACCAGTTGCGGTCGTCGCGGATGAGACCCTTGGCGATACCGTCGCCGATGATATACTGGTAGGTCGGGATGCAGAACTGGTTGATCACCATCTGCTGCACATGGCTGATGAATCGGTCGGCCTTGTTCCCGGCTAGGCGAACGCCAGCGCCGGACAACTTGGAAGGGTCAACGACGAAGTCCCAAGGGAGGGAACCGAACGTCACGTCCCTCTGGAGCTCAGCGATAAATCCGTTGAACGTTTGCGAGGGCCTTTTTGATTCCTGATGTTCCAGCTTTTCATTGGGCTCCAGGACGATGAGCTTGCCGCCGGCCTGCTCGACCATGCCGTTGTAGCATCGGTCGCCGCCTCCAAGTTCGGCCGCCATGTTGTCGTCGATGAAGCCGCCCGCCTTGTTGAGGACGCGCGTGACCTCCGACTGGTCCTTGACCGCCCTGACCTCGGCCTGGAGGATCTCGTCCATATCCTGGAGGCTATTGATGGAATGCTGGAGCAGGGGCGTTCCGCGAGATGCGCTGGACGAGGTAAAGTCCACGATGTGCATCATCGTGTTTGCCGGCATGAAGCGGCTTGAGCCGTCGGAACGGTAGACGAAGTATCCGACGATCTCGCCGAAGTCGCCGAACTGAACGCCGTCCCAGGTGCGGTCGGGAAGGTCGCTGTCAGCGGGGTCGCCGACGCGGTGGGCTTCGATGAGCTGAACCTTGGCCTCGTCTCGGCCGTTGCGGACCTTGGCGGCGAAGGTGTCGCCGTCTCGCATCCAGGCACGGGTGATGAGTTTCTGGCAGTCCTCGAAACTGAAGCGGCCGGTGACGTCCAGCTTGCGCGAGACCTCATAGAAATACTCCATATGCTCGCGGCTGATTTCCGGGTCTTCACAATGGGCCTGCATACGCATTCCAGACCCCACGGTATACATCACCGTGTCATTCAGAATCTGGTTGTAGAGGCCATAGTTGCGCTCGGCGTAGCGGCACTTCTTGACCATCGTGTTGCGATCGCGGGAACGCAGGTCGCGACGGGCGTCCACGTTGGAGCCCATGTAAAGGATTTGGCGGGCGTTGCTCTGCGTCACGCTCTCCCAGCGAGGCGTCTGCGGATAGGCCGAACCGTTCTCGGTGTAGGCCTGCTGCTGAGGCATAACGGCTGCTCCCTTGAGCAGTTTCTTCGGAGCCTTCGCGCCGGTCTTCTGGGTGGTCTTCTTCTGGGACTTAGAGGCCATATTGAGAGTCGTTGTTACGGTTGTCGTAACGGGTGTTAATCACATTCCGACGACGGCCATATTTGGCGCTGTCCAGCTGAGACAGGGCGGCCAGGGCCTCCGCAAGCATCTCCTTGGGCGGCAAGGCGAACTGCTTCGTCGAGGACGAGCCGGAGTCCGCGTAGGACATGAGCACCTTGCCCTCCATGATCATCGAGACTGCCTTGGCCTTGATGGCCAGCAGCTCGTCTTCCGAAAGTCCGATGAACAATCCTTGCATAAATCTGCGGGGCTAGGCAACGGGTGGGAGGGACGGCCCCGACCCTATGCCTCCGAAGGCGCACATCCTTCGACGCTTCAGAACCGTCCCTCTTGCCTTCATGTTGACTGGCCTTCTCCGGGTTGCAAGTCGTCCGCGGTTGCTTGTCGGCCGACGACGCCCCAGCGCACGGCGACCAGCAGGCAAAGGATTTCGCAGTCGAGGGCGTGGTTGTCCCGCTTGCCCTGGGGGAGAATCCAAGTCGCCTTGCCCGTCCGGCGATCGCGGACGCGGACTTCGGCGTTCAGCTGCTCGACGTATTCTGGCGAGGCATCCCGGGCGAATGTAGTGACCTTTCTCGACCTCAGGCCGTGGAGCAAATCCTTGGCCTGGACGTTCGAGAATGAAATGAGCCAAGCGCGCGCCGTCGTCCCTGGCACAAGGATGGCCTGCTTCTCCGAATAAAATCGGCGGACGGTGTTCCCGTCCCGGTCGCCCACGGCGAACGTCTCAGCGCCTGAACCCTTGGAGCACTTCCAGCCGCGCACGGCCGTCTGCTGATAGACGAGCTGGGACTGGTCTCCTGAATCGACCATTACCATGGCCTTGTGCGTCCCAGTCTTCTTGACGAACTCGTCCAGGTCCTGCCACGTCTCCAGCTTCTCAAACGCCATCAGGCGACTATGGCCTGACTTCGCGAACCTTCGGCAAACCGCATAGAAGTGGCCACGCTGAACGTCGATTCCGACGACGCGGAAAGGGATGCTCCCGTTCGGCGCTCCCTCGCGGTCGACCACCTTGCCTGCCGGCGTAATCACGGCCTCGGCTTCCCAGTCGTCCGCCATCGAGTAGTCCGAGGATTCCGTCGAGACCACCATCGCCCCGCCGTCGTCGCTCCAGGGGATGGCGAGATACTTGGTCTTGAAAATCTTCCTGCCCTCCTCGTCGCCGTAGGCCTCCGACGCTTCCTTGCTCTTGATCATGTCCACGGCCAGCGAGCCCCAGCTCGTCGAGGCCAGCGCGTTGACGTGCGTCCCGACCCAGCCGGTCTTCTGCGGTTGCGCCATCTGGACGAACTGCGCCCCGTTCTCGACTGCGTTGCAGGCGATGCGCGTCTCGTTCGTGTCGGGTAGGTGCTCCTTACAGCCGGAGCATTCGTAGGTCGTGTTCTTCTCGACCATGAGGTGATTCCATCCAGCCGGGCTTTTAGCCTGTTCGGGAAACCTGACGAAACTCCAGTCCCAGGGCTGGAGCTTGCCGCAGCACGGGCAGACGAAGTTCCACTCGTGCTGGGTCGTCATCTGCCAGATGTTGTCGAGGTCGTCGCCCACCATTCCGGCCTGCGAGAGATACAGTTTCTTGGCCGTCCATTCGTAGGCCTTGGTTCGCGCCATTGACTGCGCCACCGCCCCTTTCTTCCACAGCCAGATTTCGTCGCCGATGACGTAGCGCGTCGAGATGCGCTGCAAGTCCTTCTCCGTCGTGGCCGAGTTGTTGTAGACGATCGTGCCGTCCGCGAAGTCGATGATGTCGCTCTTCGGGTTGTCCGCCGGCGAGATGTGCCGACGCACGTCCTCCACCATGTTGAACATCGGCCGAAGGTAACGGATCGTGAAGTCCGCCGCGTTCACCTGGTTGTCCATGTAGATGACCATGTTCCCGCGGTCGTTGGCCATCAGGTAGGTCGCCGCCAGTCGGGCCTTCAACGTCTTGCCCGTCTGAATCGACCAGAGGTCGACCATCGTCCGCGTCGAAGGGTCGAGGAAAAGACGCAGGCTCTCCGCGATCCACGGCCAGCGGCTCGGGTTGTATCCGCCGGCGAACGCACCGGCAGGGACGCGGGTGATGTTCCTCGCCAGCCACTTCACCGGGTCGGCGTTGTCGGGCGGCGTCAGCGAGTCGCGGCCGATGGCCAGGAGTTCAGCCTTAGTCATAGAGGCCTGCCTCCTTGATGCGTCGGTAAAGTTCGTCCGACACCTCCGACCATTTGCGGCGCTTGTCCTTGTGCGGACGCGAAGGCTTAGGCATCGGCTTACGCTTGGGCTTAGGCTTGCGCTTCGTCATGGCCGCTCAGTTTTTCCCGCACCTTGCGGACGTAGGCCTGCAAGACGGCGATCGCCTTGGGCGGGTCGTTCGGGTTGCACGCCTCGCCGAGCTCGCTGGGCATCCGCTCCATCGCCTCGATCCATTCGCCCGTCAGCTGGAGCATCGCCTCCTTGGCCTCGGAGGCCTTGATGTATTCGCGGGCCATCAGCGCACGACGCTCCGCCTCGGCCTCAAGGTCGATGAGCTTGGCGGTCGCCTGGTTGTATTGCGTATGATACTTCGCCTGGTCTCGGTCGCCCGTTTCCATCGCCGCCTGCCAGACGTCACGGGCTCGGCTCACTAGGACGTTCTGTCTGGCGATGCGCTGCTGGATCGTCCCGTCGTCGAGCGAGGCCACGGCCGGCACAGGGGCTGACGCGGCACGCTCCGCCGCCCGGGCTTCCCGCCACGCAGTCGCCGCCTCGATGCTGTCCGTCGGC